ATTGATCCCTAATTCCTTGGCCGCTTCTATCGCTGAACGGAAGACCGAAACGTCTTTCCCGGCCTTTGCTGCCATGATCCCCCGCCCCTTGGCGAGCATCGTATTTCTCCGCGTCACGTTTGCCTTTGCCGTCGCCTCTGGGCTTTGCGGTATCCCATACTTTGGATTGTTCGCGCCCTTGACGTCATGGTGAGATACGATCATTTTCTGAATTGTTTCCGGTTTGTGTTTCTTGCCCCAATTGGGGCTTTTCCCATACATGGGGTTGTTTTCGCCGGAAAGGGCGATTGACATACGCCGCTTGTATTCATCGTCATATTTGATGTGCATCGAAAGCCTTGTCTTGCTTATTCTTTCGCAAAATTCCCTGGTTCTCTTGACCCCCAATGCGCTCCCGGCGACCATGCAAATGTTGTATTCTGCCCTGTTGTTGATGTGGGCCTGTTCCCTCTCTATCAGGGATTCCTTGCCGCACAATTCAAGCACCACGGGGGTGAAATTGCTTTCCCCGTACTTATTCCATGCCCTTTGAAGTTTTTGACTGTGATGATTTCCCGCCCTTAGTTGGGTTTTGTGTAACTGGACGCGCCGCATTATATTGACCGCCGATCCGACATATCTCTTGCCACTTTCCTTGTGGGTGAGCGCATAAATTCCTGAAGCATTTGGAAGGCTGCTTTTCATGCTGTTATTCTACCATAACCACGCAATAAGTCAAGGAACTTGTGTCTTTGTTCAACTTGATCGCGCTCAGTTTTACGGTTTTGATTTCAACTTGCATTACACCCCCACAATCTGTACGCGGCTCATCGGCCTGATTATTGGGTATTCGTAGACAATCGGGTATGTCGCAGCGTCATTGCTATGATCAAACCCCGTTGATTTGTCCGGCTCCCCATTCTTGTCGTATGATTGCTGCTCTAAACACCTTGCCGCTGTAGGGCAATTCTTCACATTGACTTTTACCTTCCCTGTTTCAAATGCCTTGTTTGCTGAGAGTATCCTGTCTTTAACGGATGGATTTGACGCATGGACCCGTACCGCAAAGCCCGCCTGAGATAAAAGGGCAATATCTGACTTTGAAGCATCGACCGATTTACGGCTTGCCCCGCTTGCATCTGGGTACATGATGATCCTGTGTCCTTTGTCCGCCCACCGCTCTTTGATGATCTTCACCACATCCGGGGTATCGAATACGTCATCAAGCTCCGCAACCATCACAAGGCCGCTTGTCCTCTGAACATATACTTTACTGCTCATGTGCTGTACGTTGAAATCTTGTCCTATAAAGAGCGGTTCCCGTTCCCTGATCGTCTCGTTTGAGTTACAGCGCACCCGGTCAAAATTGCGGAACACCGTGCCGGACGTGAGGTTGACGAATTGGCCGTCAAGATATGCCTTGATAAGTTCCTCGGGGTAGGACTCCAAAAGGGATGAAATATAATCCTTCGGCAGATACTTTGCGTTTTCGTATGTGCTGGCCTGTACCAGCCCGTAGTTTTCTCTCAGGGCCGGGTCTTCCTGGGGGAGTTGCACGAATTTCTTGTGGCAGAACCGGAAGCCTTCAGGGGTACTGGCTACATCGATACCGTTCTTAACCCCATCGACCTTGTATCTCATACGGGCAATGATCTTCTGCCATGCGTCCTCTGCCTTGTTAATCGGGAGGGTGTCCAGTTCATCAATCAGAGCGTGACCTATCTTGAAGCCGATTATATTCTGGGGCTTGTCCATGCTCCTACAGATCGTGGTTCCCCGGTACACCCGCCCGGAATAGAAGTCAACCTCATGCGCCGTCTGTTTGATTTCGATACTGAGGCCGAAGGAAAAGGCAACCTCTTCGATTGTCGGATAGAATATATCCCTGATCTGCGGGAAGGTCGGCGCGAAATAACCTTGATTGATTCCGGGGTGTTCCAGAAAGTGCCTACACATAACCATACAGCCGGTATATGTCTTTGACGAACCGAAGCCGCCTATAAATGCCCGGAATTTCTGAGGCATTGGGAGAAAGCGGCCCTGCGGGATATTGGCTTTGATCTTAATTTGAGGCATCTTCCACCTGAATAACTACCGATATCGGCGTTGCGGTTGGGATATCATCATCGTTGGTCGGCTGGTCCTTCATGCCAAGGAAGTTCTTTGCGTGGAATATCCAGACCGCAGCGTTGGTCTGTGCCAATTTGAAGCCTGATCGACGTAAACTTATTATACCCCCCACCCTCTTTTCCTTGAAAACAGTAAAAAATGTTTGCCCGTATGTCTCTTTACACCACCGCTCAAGGGTTGGCTTTGTGATATCAAGGGCCTTGCAGATATCCTCCGAAGTACACTGTATTCCGCAAAGGCCCTCAAATACCTTTTTATCAATTTCCTTCTTGGGTCGTCCCATCTTCGCCATAGCCCTTATGCTAAGTGTAATTTAATAAACCGTCAAGCGAGATTCAGCAGTCGAATTCAGGACACGTCAAAGCCGTCTCATACAGTTTCAGATTATAAGAATTATGGTTCATCACGTTTTTAATAATCCGGTCCTCGTTATCTGAGTCCAGAAGCAGCCCCGCTTTGCATCGTGCCGTAGCCTGGCAGTAACAGAGCTTGCCGTTTACCATGGGGATCTTCAAGACGAAGTTGAAGCAGCTTCGGCAGGATTTTTCTGTCTCACACCACCCCTCGGGATTCGATCCAAAGGTATCGCTCATCCTGTCCCTCCTTACGCCAGCAAGTGGTTATCCTTTATCGCTCCACATGCTCGACGGAATTGCATCAAAGATAGCATCAAGTATCATCGGAGCGTTCTCTCTACCCCACGTCTTATCAACGCATATCTGGTGTATCCAGTCCAAGACCGCCGCAGGTGTTTGCATCCTGTCCATCGGGATATCGTATATAAATCCCTTATGTACCTCAATATCAATCGAATCGTCTGCCACTGTTATTTTCATTACTCTTCTCCTTCCGTAAATTCAAGTTCTTTCCGTATGGAAAAATTGTCAGAATTTCCATTAAAATAATTAGTTGTTACACTTGAATGCACTCCTGTCTTTTTTGCAATCCTCCGACAAAACACTAACCATGCTTGCCGCTCGCTCCCGGCGTAGGCATACTCTGTGAATACTTCATGCTTCAAATTAAATACTCCGCAGAATAAATGTTTCATACCTCCCACTCCTTACTCAGGGACTCCATCTTTGCCCCACCTATTATCTTAATGCGCTTTGACCAGCCAGACAGAGAAGCCGGAATCTTTGGAGACTTGGCATCGACTATTGTCATTTTAGTGCAACGCTGATCTTCCATGAACTCCATATTCAAATACAGTCTTGATTTCTCCATTGAGAAGTCACCGCCTCTGGCAAGTAATTCACCACGTTTCTTTTGTACCGCTATGATACAAACGCCATCTTTCAATGCCTCATGGATTAGGCGTATGTGCTTTGCTATCTCATAGAAGTTCTCATGTATTTCCAAGTAGTCGATAATGTATATTTTTTTGCCTTCATCCATCATGTCTTGAAAGTTCTTATGAAGTCCGTATGCCTTAATCTTCACATCTTCTTTTTTCCTGATACCCATATTTCTTAAACGGCTCGACCACTCTTCCGTCCCCATTTCAGAATTAAAATATACGACCTCATGTTTGTCTTGATTCTCCATTGCGATATTCATAAGCAGGGCAGTCTTGCCTGACGACTTGCTCCCCGCTACGACTATTATGTTTTTTGGATATATCGAACAATACTTATTTAAGCCAAAGGGCAACTTAATATCGAACTCCTTTATTTCGTCTTCAATAAATTCCATCTCAAGGTTGCCTATCTTTTCAATGGTTCTATAACACCCCCTCTTTTCTCCATATTTCTCAATGATTTTTTCAGCTTGCAACCGAACCATTATAACTGTAAGGTGCTTTTTCTCTTCTTTTGTAGTAATTTGTAGTTCGTGTTGTAACTCAGTAGTAAAGAAGTAGCCTTTTTGTAGTAAACACCACTCCCGAACTTCATCCATCAAGCTATCTCTTTTCCTGTGAATATTTTTAATTACCGACTCAAATTTTATCTTAGCCTCAGACAATGGGAACGGAGGGTCGGAAGAAAGTGCAAGTTTTTCTATTACTTGTGCTATCATCCAAGTAGGAGCATGACCATCTGCGAGTGCCATTCCTATCTTAAATAGGTCGTTGTCCCTTGTCCCCTTTTGTAGTATTTTGTAGCTAGAGTAGTTGTCTGTAGTTAAACTTACTACACCTGTAGTTACTACATCCCTCTTAAAAAGCGTTATTTTTTTATATACCCCCCCCACACCCCCCCTATCATGGTTTAATACTTCTATGCTTGGAAAGTCTTGAGGACTTTCCGGCGCAACGATCCAAGAGTATGGAGTACCATTTGGGCCCTTAGATGGAGGCATTACAATAACAGAACCTTCAGCCTGGAAATCGGTCTTATCATCTATGGCAACATATTTTTGATATGCCTTGTCAGAAGAGAAATAATAATGCCTCCCTCCACGTGGAGTTTGTGCTGTCGGCACAACAACGCTATCGGGTATCTGTTCCTCAAATTTTTCGACCGCTTCTTGTGAATCGCAGTCAACAACAACTACTTTTGATATACTTCCAACCACAGAAGATATTCCGGCATCTGGATTCTCTGTCCACCACTTCTTTATTTCGTCTTCGCTCGGGAGCCTGTTTTGAAATTCAGTCCAAGGTAGTATAGGGTGTTTATTTTTTTGAGGGATAACAGAAAGTCCCATTGCGCGATACTTTAGTGCTGTTTCAATTATTGTCATCCCAGTTCTCCTTATCAAGTCCTGATATTAGGGTTTCAACATCTTCAAACGCAAACCGATACGCACGTTTGAGATCCTTTTCCAGTTCAACAGTAAGTTGTCCTGTTCGCTCAAGATGTGTTAGTAATTTAGCAAGCTGTCGGTTTTTTAATTTCTCAATACTTTTCATACCATGTCCTTATCTACCCCACATATTACCCCAATGCTTATTTGCTGTCAAGGGAATAGCTGCCATCCCTATCCCCTCTCCCCTAAGTTAAGGACTCCCTGTGCTATGTGTCTTTCGTATCTATCTCTTGCCGCCTCAAAGTATTCTGCATCAATCTCATATCCCTCAAATTCAAAGCCCATGTCATAAGCGGCTATTGCGCTTGAACCGCTTCCGAGGTGTGTATCAAGTATCCTGTCGCCGGGCTTTGCGTAGTTCTTCAGGAGCCATTTGTAGAGGGCAACGGGTTTTTGGGTGGGGTGGATGCGGATTTCTTTTTGTTTCATGTTTTGCTGCAGCATGCCGTTCCACCTAAACTTGAAGATTCTTGTAGCCGTCTTAAATGATGTCCACGCCAACTCCGCATCGGCAAAATTCCCGCTGTTGTCTTTATCCCAAACAATAAAGCATGAAGTGTTTTGAAGATGGTCAATAAAATAGTTTCCTCCGAATATAACTTGATTTTTTGTCACTCTTTGTAATTCCTTAAAGTATTCGGCTTGGGGGATTCGTGAATCATCGAACCCCCTATATGTTTTGGGTGAGATAACTTTTCCCCTCCGATTTTCACCCTTCGACCCAAATGGCTTGCCCCCCCCCACAACCTGTCCGATATTCACCCCATATGGCGGGTCAACCAAGGCGAGAGAAAATTCATTATCGCGCATTCTGCTCATTGCCAGCATACAATCTTCATTAAACAATCTTATTTCAGGAGACATAGGCACCTCTCAAGAGTTAAAGAATCAAAATACCTCCCGGCATTTATCTGAGCGGCACTTACCGCCGTATATCCTACAGATGAGCATCTCATTACCGCACCAGGAGCATGGTTCGGAAAAGGTCTGATCGTGGGTTTCGCAGTATTGTATCTGATCGTGGAAGGTTGTTTTGTCACTCATTCCGCTCCCCCCCTCCCATGTCTGAACGTCCCGGCCTCGTCGCCGTAAGGCCCCTGCATATAATTCGATAGCCCCTCAAGCGGTCTCTTGTCTGTCGGAAATCCCGCCCGGAGTGCCGCAAGGTAGTTAAAATGCGGCTCCCTCGGCTCCGATACGTGGCGGGGTCTACCCTTCCGCTTTCTCTGGCATCCGATTTCACGGGCTCTTCTGACAACGGTTGACTTGGAGCAATGGCACCTTGCCGCGATCTGATCCCATGTCCATTTCTTGCCCCGGATAAGGTCGTCCATCTCGGTGTAGTCAAGGTAGGGTTTCATCCCGCCCCCTTCTCGATCTCAATCAATAATTGCTTGGCTACGATTAAGGACATTTTCCGGTCTCTTTTCTTATAGGTGTTTGCTCGGAGGGTCAGAAGGTTGAAATGCTCCCGCCCAAGTTGATTGATTTTGAAGTTGCGGTATCCCTCTTTGTCGGCAGATCCCCAATGCTGATGACAACCATGGCATAAAGCATCGCAATTCTCGGGGTCAAAACGGGTGTTTTCTCGGCCCCTCCCGAAGTAGTGGGAACAATGAAGGGCTTTTGTCGGTGGGGTGAACTTCTTCCGGCACCGTTGACAGGTCCAGTTATCGCGAGTGCGAATATAGAGAGAAAATGCTTTGTCAGCTGGGTCAATCTTTATCCGCGTCATTCATCCCTCCATCTCGTCGGCTTCGGGTCTGGTGTCATTGAATTAAATCCTTCCCATCCATACCCAAGGCATCGGCGATTTCGCCCAAGGTCTTAAACTTGGTGCTCCCGGTTTTTAGGATATACCCGAGCGCCTGCCGAGTCTTGCCTATGCGGGGCGCAAGGGTGTTCTGACTGTACCCGAGACGCTTCATTTCCGTTATAATTTTTCCGGTATCTATTTTCATGGTTCCAAATTATACATATAAAAAAAGTTAATGCAAGCATTATTTCCTTGCAAATAATTCTTGACAAGCGAGAAAGCATGATGTACTATCGAGCCAACATCAAACAGACAGTAAACCACAGGGGGAGGAAGTCATGGCAGAGAAAAAAGCCACAGTTTCAGCCGCTATCAAAAAAGGGGCTGACCTCGAAGGGGCTAACCTCGATTTTTCGTCGTATCACAGAAAGGGGGTGAGAACGATCACACGTAGATAGTCTTAGCCCTAAGTAGCGGTATTATTAACTCTAACTGTAAAAGTCGCAACATCTTGAGAGGGAGAAACCGCCTCCCTCGCCATAAAAAGGAGGAAGCAATAATGGCAGATCAACTTGACAAGGCAGAGCAGCAATTACTTGGCTTTAAGACAGCCCAAAACGGTGAAACGCTGTCTGATCTAGTGTGCGCGATGGGATTGACAAAGGATGAGTTTGAAGACCTCAAGGAAAATTACGAATTAAACTACCTTGATGAAGAAGATTTTGCAGAAATAGAGGCTTATTTAAATGTCTAAATCTATTGAATCTTACGACACCCTGGAATTTGAACGCTTTATTGAAGGGGGTCAAGACATGGATGCTACTGATTTTGAGGAGGACTTGCGGGTAGAGTCTTACATTGAGGAGAAGATGGAGGAGAGGCATAGCCATGAAATTCATAACCCGTATCAGATTGTGGTGGTGGAAGATCAAGCGTGAATGGAAGGCCGAGAAATACCGGAATCAGGAGGTTACGCCATGACACAGACAAGCCTTGACCTTGACCCTAACCCCTTTCAGCCGGGTAGCCAGAATGACCGGCTATTGCGTGAACTCAGGCGGGGGCCGGTGACAAATTCGGACATGATCAGGGATCTCAAGATTTTCAAGTACACTTCAAGGGTATCGGATCTCAGGGCAAGGGGCTTTGATGTTCGATGTACCGAGATGGATAACGGCCTGTGTGTCTACAGGCTCAACTAAGGGAGGCGGCATGACCTATACCAAAGAGACAGAATACAAAGGGTTCCCGGTCCTGAATATTTGCTACATGCGGGACGATGAGGAGCGGACACTCATATCCTTCGGGGTAAAGAAGGCCGAGGGGATCTGTGACCACATCGACGATATCAGGAAATTCGTTGATGATAACCAGAAGGAGGGGTGAGGAAATGGAAGAGACAGCATTGCAGGAATACGGACAGCACAGTTTGGTGAACATTGAGGATTACGCAATGAGCGCCGACGCGCTGGTTAAACAGGTTGGCCTTATTCAGGACGTTATGAGTAGGGTTATGAAGAATGATGAACATTACGGAACGATCCCCGGAACAAACAAGCCCACACTCCTGAAGCCGGGAGCGGAAAAGCTTTGCCTCTTGTTCCGGCTCAATCCCAACTACTACATTATCATGGTGGATCGGGAGGACTTTTTTATCTCCTACACGGTCAAATGCACCTTGTCACATATCCCTACCGGGCAGATTATCGCCTCCGGGGTCGGGGCCTGTAACTCAAAAGAAACCAAGTACCGATACCGCTACAATGAGGAAACAACAGGTCAAGCCCTTCCCAAAACATATTGGGATGCCCGGAATAGCGGTGACTCCAAGGAAATGAAACGCATCCTCGGTGGGGATGGATTCAGGGCCGCGAAGATTGACGGGGCCTGGGTCATTGCCAAGTCGGAGCGGGTCGAAAATGATAATCCCTATGACCTGGACAATACCTTGATGAAAATGGCCTGTAAGAGGGCTCTTGTCGCGGCTACCCTTAACGCAACGGCGGCATCTGACATCTTCACGCAGGATGTTGAGGATATGGACCCCTCATTACTCGGGGGGAACGGGGGGCAGCAACCAAAGGCAGAGAAGAAGCCTCCCGTTGTCGGTCGCAAAAGCTCCGGTGCGAAAGCCGAAACACAGGGGACCGAACAGGGCGGCACCGACAAGATACAGACAGCCCAACTCCGGGCCATCTATCCCATGCTCAAGACACTCGGGGTCGGTGAGGATACGAAGCATACCTTCTGCGGGAAGCTGCTCGGCATCAAGGCCCTGAAGTCCCTGAATGACCTTACCCATGAGCAGGGGCAGACGCTTATAACGAAACTCATGGCAGAGGGTCAGGGGGGAGCCGGGGAGAACCCCTCTGACTGTACTTCCGATCCGACTACCTGCCCCCTGTCTGGATGGATTGAAGGGGTTGCATATTGCGGACCGGACGGGCCGGAATGTCCGTATAACGCAGTTAAGGAATAGTGATGTTGACCTTTGACGAAAAAGAGCACCGGTATCAGTGGTGCGGGATCACGGTCCCTTCCGTAACTCAGATACTTGGGGAATGGGTACGGGTGGATATCGGGCGCGGCTGGTACGTCAGCACCTTCACCGGGCAGGCTATCGATGCCGAGACATTCGAAGCCGCCGGTCGGATGGGTACGGCAATACATGACATGCTTCACGCATACCTGCAGGATGACCTTGACGAGGGGGGAACTTCGCCGGAACTCCTGAAAGTACTGGCGCAGTTCAAGGCGTGGCAGGAGACATTTAAGCCGGAGATAGAGCTTGCCGAGGCTGTAATGTACTCTGAGAAGTATGGGTATGCCGGGACAATGGATTGTGTTTGTAAGATCGGGCGGGATCACTGGCTCATTGATTGGAAGTCGGGGGCATTCAGCACAGCGGGGCCTCAACTGGCAGCATACGAGAAACTATACCAAGAAACAACGGAAAGTCGGTTGCCATTAAAGAGGGCGGTTTTATCGCTCCCGAAGAACGGTGAAAAGTTCAAATGGCTACCACAAACCAGTCGGGAAGATTGGCCGTTTTTTCAGGCCCGGTTATATCAATATAATTATCTGAATAAAGGGAGGAAGTAATTATGGATACAAATCTTGCAGTAATTGAAAAGGAACTCACCAAGAAGACGGACCCGGTAGTCAACGGGGCAATGGCGCTTGTCGTTACGACAGTCGCGGAGAAGGGAATCGCGGTCACGGAAATGAACCTGATAAATGGCCTTATTAAACAGGTCAAGGAAACCTTCGGGCCGATAAAGGAGAAAACCCACGCCGCCCACAAGGAAGTCTGCGCCCAGGAGAATCGGCATCTGCTCCCCCTGGATACGGCAAAAAACGCGATCAGGGAGAAGATCGGGACCTTTGACCTTGAGCAGAAGCGACTGGCCGAAGCGGAGGAGGCGAGACTGCGGGAAGAGGCCCGGATAGCCTTTGAAAAACAACAGGCCGAAGCGCAGAAGATGATCGACGATATCCTTGCCAAGACCGCCGATATCGACGAAACGATTGAACTTATCGGGATGGAACTAAAACGGGATGATCTATCAGAGATTGAAGTGCAGAAACTCGAAGCACAGCTTGAAATCAGCTATGCTATCAAGGAAAACAACCAGGAGAGAGTAGAGGAGATTCACGCGCAAGCTGCCGAGCCGGTGTTTGTCCCCCCTACCCCCCGCCTAGTCCCTGACTCAAAAGTCAAAGGAGCATCGTCACGGTTTGAACTGGTTCCCCAAGTCGTCAACAAAATGGCACTTATCAAGGCCGTGGCGAATGGGATGGTACCCGAGACCGTCCTCGATGTCAATATGGGGCAACTCAAGCGATATGTAAACATGATGAAGAAACCGACCCCCGGCGTGTCATACATAGAGAAGGCCGTGGTGTCGGGTAGAGGCTAACCCCCCTAACCGGAGGGAGTAGTTGGCCCTCCGGTCCCACCAATGGAGGTGATGAGATGGATGAAATAACAAAGTGTAAGTATTGCGGTAAAGAAATAGAAACGGGGACTATCCGTTGTGACACATGCAATCAGGCATGGAGCGCAGGTTATGAGAAGGGTAAAGAGACCAAGGCCTTTGAGAGCCGATGCTTAATCGTGGATATAAAGACCGTGATAGGTGCCGCCCCATGATCCCCCTACCCGGCGAAGAGGAGAGGCTTGACAGGATAGAGCGCAACCTTATGATTGCCATATGCGTGATCGGTGTGGTTGTGCTTACTATACTTTATTTTATGCACTGAGAGGAGGGAAAGTTATGGATATCAGGATTACAAAAGTTAAGGACAAAGAGGGGAAGGTAATAATCCACTATCAGCAAGCCACGCCGGGCGGGAGCGATGGGGATTGGGATGACTACACTATGACCTGCGGAAGCAAGGCAAGACCGGAATTTTACGAGGCCATGAACGAAATGGTGAAGCACGTCGTGGATATCTGCGAACTGCCACGGGAGAGCGCGGACCTGATAACGATCGGGGGCGTGACCTGTTCCTATCCCCTGGACATCATGGGGGCCACCATATCCGCGAAACTCCGGCTACGAAAGTCGAACGCTCCCTTGATCCTGAACACCCCGTTCAAAACATCGGAACTCTACACGGAGACGGGTGATCCGGACTCGCTTCTTTCGGGGGATTGTGTGGACGCGATCTGTACCCTGCATGAAGAGTGCGAGGCGTACATTAATGGTGAACGTGAACAGTTGACGCTTGACCTGGCGGCGAACGGGTAGGAGGAGGCACCATGAAAGGCTTACCGTTTAACGCAGAGATGGCCCTTGCCATGTGGGAGGGGAGGAAGTCGGTTACGAGAAGGCCGATGAAGGATCAGCCGGATACTTCACATTGGAAACAGGAGGCCATAGACACACCGAAGGAGTGGAGAAAACAAGCATATCTTGGGCCTCAACACATGTCGCATGATCCGAATATGTGGTGTTTATTTAATGTTGGTGATTCTTACGGCGCAGTACCGTATACGGGTAGAAAAGCCCCCTACTCCCCCGGCGAGGTTGTGTATATGCAGGAGCCGTGGGCAACTAGATATACGCAGCCTATTAACGGAGACTCAAGAGACGTTATTTTTAGGGACGATCCGCAAGCGTCTTGTGTTATCCACTGGCGTTCCCCCGTCACCATGCTCTTCGATGCCTCCCGGCTCCACCTTCGCCTGACAGTGAGGCCGGAGAGGTTGTGGGAGATTACAGAGGAAGAGGCGATTGCAGAGGGAATTCTGGTTGGGCTTTCTCCATTTAATCCAGACAGTGCTATGCAATACCCGGAGTTACTAGAATTGTTTGCCGACCTTTGGGACTCCATCTACGGCAAGACATTCCCGTGGTCGTCAAACCCGTGGGTGTGGCGATACGGACTGGAGGAGGTGTGGAGGAGATGGACAAATACATACTATTTGCTGGAGCAGCAACTATGGGGATAATAGGTTTAGTATTAGGATGGGAGTCTTGTATTGCAGGCGGGTTGATACTCATGTGGCTTAGCCTAGCATTATGATTGAAAGATAAAAGGAGGGTGAGATGAAGGGATGTCCCTCGCATTATGGGAGGAATATGACATAGATTCGCTGCTTTCCTGGAGATTAACGGAACGAATAAGGGCTAGGTATTTATTTACCTAGCCCTAGTTTTTATTTCACGAACTTACTAATAACTTGACTTATTATACTTCCTACTCCACTTACAGGCTGGTCTGAAGCAGACTGTAACCTAGAAACCTTTTCCTTTGTCCGCATAGCAAAGTAGGCTCGAAGCAGGGCAGTAGGAGTTGCAATTATAGACAAGATAAAAGGCCATAACTGTGACAACTTATCTACTGTAGAAGAGTCTTTATTTATTGTCGCTACCGCTAAGATAGAAATAGATACTATCACTGTAAATGAGACCACCCTTGCCATCATAAGCGCAATCTGTGGTCGCGTAGTATTACCTGTTTTATCTGCTTCCATAGCAGCTTGAAACCGTGAAGTAAACCCTTTTATATCTTCTATCTCAACGTCAATCTGCTTACTCAAGATTGTTGCTTGCTGATCGGAAGGAAGTTGGCTAACTGAGTTAGCAATCTCCGTACCTGTAGCGGTATCGATATCTAGTTTCTTATCGTCTGGAAGAAACCCATTTACAAGATCAATAACTATTCCTGCACCTGGTACTACGTTCTTTAAGACCGTGCCACCAACTGTGCTTAAAATCTTTCCTATATCCATAACCCTCTCCTTATACGTCTATTATTTCTAAGCTAAAAGTTTCGTTGCCTCTTAGCCTTTTCATAAACTCCTCAAACCCATGTCTAGAAGATTTAAGGCCATATGATCCTAGGATGAGTTCATACTGCTCGCCTACAATTATACACCCATGACTATTATCGTCTATATTTCCTTTATGAAATAGTATATGTGTACGATTAGGAACGCCTGTAACCTCAAAGGTATCTCCAAAATGTGGAGAGTCTACCTGTCTGCACATATATCTACCAGTAGGGATGCAAGATATGTTAGATTGGTTGTCAAGCCACTTTCGTTCAAGGGTAAGGGCGAAGGGCAAATCTCCATCTAGCAGAACCCCAAAGGTTCCATATTCGTTTTCTGCTATACGCTTTATCGTTATCATATTAACCTCTATTATGTTTCTCAAGTGCAACGCATAAGTTTCTTATATCATTGCTTATCTTATTAAGTCCAGAATCTATTTTGTCAAACCTGCGGTTACCTGTTTCTAAACTATCACTAATACGCTTTGTGTATTCTATAAAAACGTCCTTATCAACCTTTAAATCTAGGCGATTAAATATATGCCGAAACAGAAAAACCAATAACCCAAGAGCAACAATCCCAACTACAATCCCAACGATAATCTGCACGACAATTTCCATATGACTCTCCTTATTTGTTACTTAGATTTTTTCTATAGCCTCTATTGGATACAACACCTCTCGCTCATCGTCGGTTATTGGATCACAGGGAAGGTTATTGATCTCATACACTCTTTTAGTAGCAACCACTTTCCCATCAGTATCCAATAGCCGACACGTCACAACTCCATCCTCATCGTTAATATCGTAGATGTCTATTTCAACGGCGTTTTTGTCGGCCTCGTTGACTATGGCCTTTGTGATTTTCTTTGTGATCGTAGTTACTTTCTCTTTTAATTCGTCCATCACGTCACCAACCTTTCCATATTAACTCTGACTTCAAGTTCTGCGCCGTTGAAATTTCCGTCATCATCCCCGTCACTGAAATAGATGGTATCGTCAGCCGTGGTGCACGTTGCCCCGATAGTACCAGCTTCGACCAGAGTACAAAGCACAGTCGCACTTGCTCCTACAGCCATGCCGGATACAATCTCAACCCCGTTAGCAGACAGGCCACAATCAAGACCACCTGTCAGTGCGTTCCCAGCCGTTTCCTTGACTAGAATAGAGGTTATTTTATAACCCATCGGAAGGGTGAACGACGAATTCCCGGTAAGGGTTAGGTCAACGTACTTTTCCGTATGGTCTGGGGGCAGATTTATCGGGATTGCGCCTGAGACCGTACCATGCAGTTCGTTTCCAGACTTATCAATCCACTGGTTATGGCCGATGCCGTCCTGTTCGTACTGAGCGACACAGCCCGTATGACGGAGAGAACTACCATTAGCCCACGTTGTCGGAGTTGTTCCAGTCGCTACAAACGAAACCCCAGAAGCATTAGAAGCGGCTCCTACGTTGGTAAAGTCATCTCCAGCCTCAAACGTGTCTATCGTATAATGCTTTCCGATGATAAGCGTTCCAGATGTTAAGGCTGTCTGACTCGCCCCGCCGTACTTATACGGTATAGGTGCGCCGTTGGAGTATTCGAGGACTTCGGCGGCAGTGAGGGCGAGGTTGAAATACAACAACCTAAACATATCAAAATTAGCGTAATTAGCACCATCAAACCCTATTTTGGGCGTACTGGTTGTATTTTTAAATGTAGTCGATATACTGGCACTTCCATCAGGTACACCTTGATTATAAAATGAAATTGTAGTTCCATCGTATGTAACGGAGGGCGCACATACGGCATCAATAACTAGAGCAGTTGTTGCTTTTTGTGCCGCTGCCGCCCATGACCCACTTGAATTACCAAGAATTATTTGCGGTTTTAAATCACTTGCAATAGAAAATACGTACTCCCTATTTGTGTCACTGCCAGCTTTTGCTAATATAGTATCTTGCGAAGGAGGCGTTCTAAGTGGCCTCATGATAGAGACGATAGAGAACTTGTTCGCTGTGAGGTTGTCTGAATCAGCGATATCTATTTTATTATCCACTCCATCAAAGAAGTACCCCGGCCCCTTGGCGACAAGCTCCTTGCCAGCATACCTCTGATCATTGTATCCCCTGTCGCCTATCCCATCATCGGTCGTAGGGTCGTCAACGGTACAGTTCGACAAATTCCCTGATGCGGGAGTGCCGAGGGTGGGAGTTACTAGAGTCGGAGAGGTTGCCCGTACTACATTGCCAGTTCCAGTGCTTTGGGCTGCTGGAACGGCATCTTGTAATATCCACCGCTTATCTCCTGCGTTTGTATCCGGTGAGATAATGCCAGGGGAACTCTCTGCCGCTCCACTCGAGGCATCAAGGATGTAGTGGTAGATAATCCCTGAGACCGTGACAAAGGCCAGTTCATTTCCAACCAGGGCTGCTCCGTCGATTCCGTCAAGGGCAGTTGCGCCTCCTCCGGTGAGGGCGAGTTTTTTATAAGTGATTAGGTCTGCCATGTTATTTCTCCTTCTTTTCCTTCTCTTCCTTCGGGGTCAACTCTTGGATTTTCTTGTATGCCTGGGCAAGTTCCTGCGCCTGTCGCCTGATAATTATTGTCTGCTCTGCTATTACGATCATAAATTCATCTGCTGTTGCTGTGATCATGTGGTTGCCTCCCTATTTTCTGATTGATTTATTTTCATGGGGTAGTAATATCCGTTTTGTTTATACACCTATTTTTTCCTTATTTCTTATGCACAGCGCAAATCAGACTTCGGTTTGAAATTCCTAGACCAACAAAATAACCTGTACTTTAAATTGTTTTTAATACCCAATAGCAATCCAATCACATGTCACTTCGTGTGAACTCGCGTTACCGTTATAACCCTTATTTATTGTAAACCCCGTTGTGGAGGGAGCGGGTGATGTACTCTCGACATATGGACAACTTTCTGTTACCGCAGAATTGGCTCCCCGCAGCCCTAATGCTATCCTAAAAAGCGCAGTTGGAAAGACTATAGGGAAGGTAACAGCAACTTGAGCTAAGTTGCCTCCTGTCATAGTGCCAGTAACCCCCCACTGAATAATAACCCCGTTTAACAGTTTTTGGTATCCAGATGTAGTTTTTGAAGAGATAAAGTCATCTTCTTCAAGTGCCCTAAAATTCTCTCTTACGTCAGCAGCAATTAAACTTCCGCCTGTCACTGGTTTTGTACTATCATATGCCATTTTTCTTTCCTCCTAAACTCCAATTATTGTTAGATTGCAGACCCCGCCAACAGAATTCCCTGCCAGATTGTATAATTTTACCGTTACGCTGTCTTTAGATTGCGCTGTTATTAACGGAACTAATGCTGTTGCTCCTACCGGCGTTACTGTAATTGCTGGAGTAGTGTTAAATCCATTTAAAGAGATTGTCGTACCACCTGCGGCTATTGTTTTATTTACTTCCTGACCGAATATATTAACAACATTACCAATGTACGACATAGTGTGTAGAATAATTCTATCGCTAGTATCCGTAGTTACTAATTCGACTTTTATCTTAAAGTACCGGAAGGTAAATAAATTTCCAGTTGCTTTATAAGTACTCTCGGTTACCTGTGCCTGTGTTAATGTCTCCCAAGTTGAATCGTCTAAATCAGCATTAGTCCCAAAAGAAACATTGTCCATGGAATACTGTGCTGAAATTGTAACAGAAGTTGACGCCGAATTGTCTTCAACAACTGTATATCGCAAAGCCATTTGTGAAGTCTTAGAACTCCCCATATCCATTGAAGCAGAAGTCCATGACCCTGAAGTGTCAGTCGGTTCATCCCACGTACCGGTGTCCCAGACCGCACCGCCATCATCCCATAGGGTTGCTGTTGCGAGTCTAATAGATGCCCCATAATCCGCGTGTGCGTACGCGTCTATATCACTACCAGACCCACCAGAAAGATCAGAGTCGGTAAGTGTATGCTCGTATTCATCTCCTGCGCTTAAAACTGTCTTAACATAAGACATTGCTTGGTTCAGATCCCCGTAAAGCGTGGAAACGAATTTGTCTGCCGTAATGGACTGTGCGAAAATAGAACTTCCGTCTATATATGTTGGATGCCCTGCCATCGCCCAACCAGCTATTGAGGAGGCGGCCTGGGCTGCTGTAGTGTCGTCTGTCCACCCCAAGTCATTATTGATTTCGCTCGTGTTAATATCACCTTGGTTCGTTATTGTAATCGACCCTGACATCCGAATCCCATTAGTGGGATCAACCTTGAAAAAATTATCGGCGTCAATGTAAGCAGCATAACCATACTTATCTGTTACATATCCGGCGAACCCGTTAAGATTCCCCTGCCTGAGTATTTCCGTCCCGTCATCATAAATTGATATTCTAAGCGGATTATGCGGAGTGATAAGTATGTAATCTGCGCCCGTCCCTACCCTGATCCTGCCCTGTAAGGCGTTTAGGTCATAATTGTCATCAGGCCCGGACATAACAATCTGCCAGGAGCCGTCTGTGTCATCCTCGGGAACCGTCAAAACGGCAGGGGTCAGATCATCCCAGTCGTTAAAAGTAATGCTGTAATGAGAGCATATGAACTGAATTGAGGCATCGGGATTGATCTTTACGGAGTCCGTCAGAACGGCATATTCCCCGCCGTAGTTGGTGTCATTGATTGTTAAAACATCGTCAGGCTGTAAGGCAAGACAGGTACTTTTGGCCGTAAACCCGGCCTCCGCTTCCTTCATCAGTTTACGTTCAAAGTGAAGCGTCCCTATCCGTTTGACATTCTGCGCGTCCTGGACAAAAGGACACTCTAAAACTTCGTCAGAAAGAACATCGGGGGCACCGTCAACGCCGACCAAAGCCTTTATGAGTTCGTCCTGTGCCTCTCCGTCAGGTTGAAATGCTACATATCCGCTGTCTGCAAGGTCTTCGTTGGCAAGGTCGTGGTATGTAAATGTTCCCTCTCCCTGTTCAGAGGTTCGCAATACCTCCGCCCCGGTGATTGTTTTCTGTGAGGTCTTCGACAGCACCCGGAGTTGTATTGTCTCGCCCACGTCAAGGCAAGAGTGGCACATTGTCAGGAGGGAGGCTAAAACCTTCTCCCGGTCCTGTTTGTACCAAAATGCACCGTTGAAAGTAAGCCCCCATGATGTAAAGGTGACCTTTGCCGCCGCGAAGGTCACGGGGTCAATCATGGCGGATGGAATGCCCATATCTTCAAGGACAAATTCGATCACGTCCGCCGGGTTTGTGAGTGAAACTGTATCTGATCGAGAGAACTGAACCGGGGGATCAAGAACGGGCCCGCCTGACGAACCCCAGAAGCCAGCCGCGTCAGCATCCCCATCATTATCGGAATCTGCAATTATAGCCTGAAATACACGCCAGTCAACAGCGTCAGCATCTGCCTTTGTGGACTGCGTAAAAGCGAAGCTCCCACTGTCCCATTCGGACTTCGCTCCCCATGAACGGGGAGAACGGATCTTATTTATTGTGTATGTATTGTTCGTATTTCCAAGAAGGATAAACCCGCCTTCACCGGTAATATAGACATCTCTGAGCGGAACATAAGCCGTCCCGAAGGGCACCGGGACACAAAGGGCATCGTTATTATATGTCCGATTCGAGGGAAATATATCATCAGGGTTTCGCGTGTTTGGGTAATATCCGTTGAGATATGATTGCAGAAAGTCTTCTGCCGTGATTTTTAGTTGCTGATACGCGGGATCCGCCGTCTTTATCTTGAATTTCCAGCCTGCAATCTTCTTTTCAACGGTTGTATTGGAAAGGAAAAGCTCAATCAGGACCGACCCACCCTTGAAGTCTGCGAAGTCAATCGCGCCTTCAGGATTTGAGATGGTGAACGTGACTTCAGAGGGGGCGATCACAGTATTCTCAGCCATGTTCCGGCGCAGTTCTATGCCTGAAAAATCAGTCAGAACAACAGAGGAAAGGTTTGTTCCGTCATCCCATGATATACCATCATCCCATGTTATACCGGTTGCCCAGGCCACGGCACCCAAAGGCTCAGAGGCGAAGGAATATCCGACTCCGTTAGCGTCAATAACACTAAAGGCCCATTTGATATCTTTGGATGTAGCGGCTACAAGTGCGGCCTGCGTTGCGTCTAAATTAAGCATCTAAAATCTTCCCCTTGAGTCTGAGCGATACAGAGGGAACCCCGAATCTGGTAGCCCCCGGCCCCGCCGTCCTGCCTAATTTCATATTGAATCTCACAACATAAATATGCCCGTCGTGTGATAACCATTTGAAGGTTCGCCCCATGCCATTAGCCTTAACTGGATCGTGGTAGAGGTCAAAAATAATCCCCGCGTCTGATTCTGTGAGCATCGGGAAGGGGATCGTAGCATAGAAGATGGAACCCGTAGAAAGGTTTACCACCTCTTCGGAATTATCGTCGGCAAGGTGAATCTTCTGGTTCTTGAATCCCTCTTCCTGAAAGACCTCCTGCGCTACCAAAGACAGCGTGTAGTCATAATCAGGGACAGCGATTGAAAGAAAATCATATGGTTCGGAGTTCATTAGTTTAACCTCCTGATTGACTTTTGCAGGTCAGGATTCCGGGGTATTTGCTTTGCAACCACATTCCCTATCTCCCGCCCGTCGATACTTACCGGAACATTGACTGTCAACTCACCGTTTGAGCCACCGTCACTTTGCAGGATATATTTAGCAATGGCCTTACCGAGGGAATCGGTGTCAAATTTTACCGTTCTATCCGCAGGAATAACCATTTCCCCTTGGTGGAGCGTGTAGGGGCCTGTCTGAGGCACGTAATCCGTCCCGGTGGCATAGGATCCCAAAGTGGCCGCTGTCTGAAACTGGAGTGCTCTCACGTCCGCCACAACAGCGTCATAGATTGACTGATAGCTGGCAGAGGTTCCGAAAGATTTCTGATACTCCAAGAACTGAGTGGCATAATTCAGATAGTCGGTGACAGTCGCCGACTCCGCGCCGGGAGCCGTGGCTTCGGCAAGCATCGTTGCATATTTGTTTGTCCATGCCGCTTCTGACGATACAGGGGCAAGATCAGAGGTTGAAAGGCTGTCAAGCCAGTCCGTTATTGTCATGTAAAGAGATTTCAGTTCGTCAACAAGGGATGCAGTTGCGTCCGCTGCATTCTCCACAATAGAGTAATATTCGTCAGCACCTTCCGCCCAAGCAAGCAATGAGACGTATGCCTCCTGCCCAGCGGTGGTAGCAAGATTAAGCCCCTCAACAAGTGTCCGGTATCCGTCCCGCGTATCCGGGAGGGCAAAGTTGAGGTCAGCAAGCGCCCCTGTGAGCTGCCCTTGTAATCTAAGATGTTTCTCTTCATCGGAGAAAAACTTGTCATAGTATGTTTCGGCATTCTTACGAAGGGTTTCAAGATCCCCGGCCATATTGATAATTGACTCTGAAAAGGCTATTATTTCAGGGATTGTACCGATGAATGCCTGCCCGGTCATTTCGAGGGTGTCAAGGACGATTTCCTTGTCAATGATAATCCGCGCGGCCGTCTCCAGCATCCCCTCCCCCACCTGCTGGTATGACCTCAAGAGGGTTCCGAAAAGCGCATCCACGGCGTTATCTCCGAGGGCAGAGAAGTATTCCGAAAGAGCATCATTGATTTCATCTGAATCCATGCCCTGAAGGTTGATCTTTGCACCCGAAAAGACATAATTCAGGGTAGCGTTCATGTCCGTCCCGAGGCCAAGGGTCAGTTCAACGAGCGTGGAGCTCATGTTCTGGAAAACCTTATCCAAGAGACGGGAAACGCTCTCGTCAAGGGCCTTATAGGTGGTGTAGTAATAGTCCTTATCGGAATGGAACCAGCCACCGTCTTCATGGACGTGGACATCTGCATATTGTTGAGCGCCTATCCCGCCACCGCCAGCGAGTGAGCCGATGGAGGCTGTACCTGTGGAAATACCGGACCCGGTGGCAGACGTTTCAGTGCCACCGCCAAAGATGGAGCCAATTATACTACCAAACCCCTCGCCCAACCAACTACCTAGTCCAAGGGTTAGAGTGTCAAGGATTTTATATGCGGAATTAAAGATCCCGGTGCCAAAGTCCCAATTCATACTTTCCCAATATAGACTTTCCATACTACCGAGGGTGGTTCCTGTCTGTACATAAGATGAATCTATCCCACCCGTTCTGAATATACTCGACACAAGGCCCGTGATATTATCATTCAGATTTTTCATCTCAGAATGAATACCGGACAGTTCCCGGTATTCCATATCATAGGTGTCTTCAAGAAGTTCCCACGCCTTTGATATTGACTCGCTCCCGGTCCCGGCTTCGGCGCCGAGAACAGTACTTGCCGGAAGGGAGGGGGCAGAGGCCGAGGCACTTCCACCACCACCGAAAGATATGCCCGCCTTGCCAAGCGTAGCAGCCATAAGGCCAGCCATTGCGGCGACACGGGCAAAAGCTGTATAAGGGTCTCCCTGTCCCTGAGTTGCGATTGCGACCACTGCCGCCCGTACCGCCGTGACAAGTAGCATCGCCTGTTCTGCAACTTGGAAGGCCATAGATATATCGTGGAGCCTCGCTCTTTCGCTGCTGTCCTCTGCATAGAGGGAGCTGAGACCTTCAAACATATCTGCGTAACCAGACCATTGGTTTTTAATGTGAGAGATTTCGGTATTGTATGCTTCTTCTGCCAGATCGTTCCGGGCCTTTATCGCTTTTGCATTCGCGGCAGTTACATCTTTCCCTGCTTTTATTTCTGCAACCCTCCGGGCCTCAATCAGTTCAAGCATCTTGTCGTGATAAGTGTCTTCAACGCCAATCAGGTCTTTGTAGTAGCTTGCTGCTTCAGCGAGCTTGTTTATATAGTCTTCAGATTCTCCTTTTTCATAGCCCTTAATTATAAGTTGTTTTCTCTTTTCAATCTCTTGATCTGTTGCGCCTGTTTTTGCCTGCTCAACCGCAAGATAAATATCAAGGTCTGTCATGTATTGTTGACGTTTCCATCCTATTTCACCGAGCAAAAGGATTTGATAGTCTTTGCTATATTTCTCCCAAATTTTAAGCTGATCATCTGCGGTCTGTTCTGCTGTCTTTTTGGTTTCTTCTGCCTGTCTATCAGCTTCATTAGCGGTTGCAATGGCTGTTTCACTTGCGACGTATTGGGCTATTGTTACTTTGTCCACCCCAGCCGCCCTATAAGCGTCAACATCTTTCTGAATCTCTATTAAATCTTGTTCATATTGAGACTTGCCTATGGACTGAAGCTCGTAAATATTGTCGTTTATGGCTTTGTTGATTTCTTCCCTTGCCTCTTTTATCTTTTCAGCCGCTCTCGCAATTATGTCAGCCTTATCTTTTTCAGCCTTAGCAATAGCCGCCGCTGCCATTCTTTTTTGTTCGGCATTATCTTGGGCGGCTTTAGCTGCTGCTTTTCCTTCTTTGGTCAAGGATTGTTCAAGGGCAATCTGTTTCAGAGCGAGAGCTTCAAGAGCCTTGTCTGTTTCTTCGTATCTCCGGCGATATTCCATATTGGCATCAGCCGCCGCCTCAAAGCGTTTAGTGCTGCTTTCTATACCCAAAGCAGTCCCCGGGCCATAGAGGAGCATCTTTGCCGAGGTCATTGTCCCACCGAGTTGGTCAAGAAGCATACCCAACCGCATAAACTCAGCTTCAATGCTAATCAGGTTGATACGGAAATTCACACCCCAATCAGACACAGCCTCCTTACTGGCACCGCTCAACTCGCCGTTTAACCCTACGATAGCTTCCGTCAGCATTTCTATAATCTCGGCGTAAACCGGGGTGAAGGCGAGGCCGACGGCCACTTTGAGATTTTCAACATGACGTTGCATAGAAAGAGCCTGTCCTGCCGCCGTCTTGAGGGTAGCGGCATAAAGGCCAGCATACTTCTCCCCTTCGATTAAGACAGCGTTCATCACAGCCTGCGCCCTTTGCCCTGCGTCAATGGAACCCTTCACAAGATTGTTCGTTCTTTCAAAGTCCCGATAAGCCTTATCCATATTGATCATAAGGCCCATCGTTTTAAAGATTTCCACCTCTCCTGAGCGAATGCCCTGTATCATGCGAGTGAACGCTTCTGAGCTATTGATATTGGCGACACGGGCAACATCCTGAGCAACGCGGGCCAGGTCAGAGGCTTTTTTAAGATCAAGTTGGGCAATAACCATTTTCATGGTGTTTTCACGGGAAGCGATAAGGGAGATACCCATTTTTTGCATACCCTGGGCGGCCTTCTCCATCTGCGCCCCTGTGTACCCGGCCTGATTACCAGCAACCTTCATTGTGACACCAAGCATTTCATACTTGGCCGCTAACTCGGTAGCCTCCTTGATATACTGTGCCATCTTCAGGGCGGAATACGAGGCGGCCAATGCCATTACAACAGTCTTGAGTTTATTAAATCCCGAAGTGACGGAGTCAGTGGCTTTCTCTGCCTTCTGACTTTTACCCGTCAGGGCATCGAGGTCTTTGGAGGCTGTGACTACGCCCGAGGAGTCCACCTTGATATATAAGCTGGCTAAATCACTCACTTTTTGCTTGCCTCTATTAAAAACACCCGGTCAATGGCCTTGAGCGCCGATATTTCCCAGATAGTGGGTTCTGTTCCCGTCAATTCCGCCCACGCCTTGAGTTCTGTGTAACTTATCGGGAGGGGTTGCCCCATTCCCGCGTAATTTCTCCCGCCTGATACTTCATTGAACCACTCCCAGAGGTACGTCACACAATACGGAATCTCGACCGGCTCCAGTTGCTTCGGCGGTTCCTTACCGAGTAGCATATTGTTCCGGGCCTTCTTTTCAAGATGGTCCCGGTAGGTGGTTCCGTCTTCCTGTCTTCTGTTAAGAGCAAATTCATGCTGTGAGTAGCCAACCAGACCGTAACCGGGAGAAAGGTCTTTCCCCTCCCCCCGGTCCGGTTCTCCGATCAGCTCTTGATAAAATTTGCGCGATCACCAATAGCTGTGTCCACCTGCTCCTTGATCCAGGGGAATCGCTCGTAAACCATCACAGCGTTGTCGTAGGAGAACTCAATATCCTTTCCCTCTATGACCACCCCGGACCACGACCGCGTACACTTGGCGAGGAGTTCAAGGCCATCCTGTTCAACCTCTTCAGGAGCCGGGGTCAAGTTCTGAACCCTGAAACCGCCCTTGGTCATCTTCGCCATCCGCTTCTTTTGCTGTGCCCGGCTTACTTTTTGAAATTCGTCAGAGTCCTTGCCGAGCACGTTGATTATGATACCGAGGTCAACGAGTGAACCGGGGTGATATATTTTCACATCGAAGCCCTCATTTGACCCCTTCACGGTATCGATAGTTGACAGATCAATCACTTTTGTCTTTGCCATTGTGTTACCCTCCTATCCTCCTGTTATGTTGTTTGATACTTCCAAAAATACCCGTATGCTTGCCTTATCTTTCCTAATGCCGCTGATGCTATATTACTTCTCCCGTGTTCACTCGAAAGAATTGCAATCGACGCTTCTTTACTCGAAGGGAAACAACCTTCTTCCCCTCCGTTAATGGGAACGCCAATGACAGGCTTGCTCTTTAAAATGGCAGCCGCTACCATTCCAGATGTGTTCGGTCTAAAAAGCCCCATCTTAATTGCATGCGCCATATTCTCTTTACGGGTGCACCATTCAAGATTTTCAGGGCGGTTATTTGTCTTAATGCCGTCTTTATGATTCGTATCAAGGCCTGCCCCAGAATCTTCCAAAAAAGCCATAGCCACCAACCGATGAACATTTACAGCCTCGCGTCTTCCAGGGTAAGCGAGATAGACAACTTCATAACCGTTGCTATCTCGCCATGGGGAGAGGACGCGACCTTTCTTTTTAAGTTTCCCAATAAACCCCCACCGATTCATTTTTCTGACTACCCGGTCGAGAGACCTTATGCGACCTAGAGTACTGGCTTCATAAAGTCCCTCAGTTCCTGGTATCTCTTTCCATTCCTCAATCATATCAATACCTTATCAGCTCAGTGTTGAATCCTGCATTGACATTGACGTTGCCAGAGTGTTCACAGTACAGGTTGTTCCGTCATCCCCGGAACTGTTGAATTTCGCCTGGAAGGGGATGGACTGAACAATCTCCTTGTCACCGTCCTTTGCCGTCCCGGTCAGTTTCGCAACCGGAATTGTGAAGGCTACGAAATCGGCATCCGCATCATCGGAAACCGGGAGAACAACAAAGATTGAAACCTCTGTGCCCGCCCTGTAGTAACCGGGTATCGTGTCGTCTTCAAAAAGGATCGAGAGGTTGCCATTGATCTCAAGTCTGCCGTCCGAGATCCCCGGCTTGATGTTGGTTCCGATTACCGCACCCATGGGCGTTTGGTTGCCCGTGACTTCAAAATCGATGCCCGTTGCGAGGGACTGTTCCACACCGGAAACGAGAACAACCGCCTTGCCGCTGTGGGCCGCCTCGGTGGTCGTGATAGCTGCCGGGCCAGTAAAATAAGGGGAGGCCGCCGTGCCCTTCGGGGTCATCTGAAGTGCAAGCAGATTAAAGTCAATGGTCGGTATCCCGGTTGCGGGGGCCTTGATGGACATGGAAGAGACCTTGCCATCCCAGAAGACTTCAGAGAGGTCCACGTCACTGTAAAGGACTTCGGTCGTGAACCATTCCTCAAGATGGGAGGTTGCCGGTGTCCATGACTTCATACCCTTGACGGTGGTGGTAACTTCATCACCCTTAATCTTCGTGGCGGGCGGGGTTCCGTCGATACCAAGGACGGTCATAACGGTGGTTGTGAGAGCCGTAATCAGGAAGTTATGACTGTTGTTTGTCGCTCCTGTCGTGGTCCACCCGGACATCTGAACGACATCACCGAGCTTGAATCCGTCGGTAATCCATGAGCCTTCAACATCGTCTCTGGTAAAGGTTCCCGCCGCCCCGGTGGTTGCCGCAGCCGCAACGCCGGTATTGGCCGCATCACTTGATCCGGCTGCGAAGTCCTTACGAAGTATCGCCGCCTCAAGCATCTCATAGGTGCCGGGGGTAAGTTCCCCATTCAGAGATCCGGGGTTGTCCTGCGGGCCGATATTGACATCTCCGACCTGCTGATCTGCCCGCATCTCATTGGAGGTGTATTTCTCATTGGTCTGGTTCTGTGAGAACTTCAGGAAGCGCAGATATTGAGCGCTTGCCGCATCGACCGCCGCAATGGTGCCTTGTGCCGACTGTTGCGCGATCACTACCTTTTTGTTTACAGCGTTTGCTATTGTCATGACATTTCTCCTTTTTGGTTATTCTATTTTATGCGATTACTCCTGCGCTCCATCGTATCTTAACGGGAACGTGCCATCGATCACCGTCCGGCCTGCCCTGCCCTATCTCCGGGGTCCGGTCAACCAGCACCTTCACACTCCCGGAGGTCATGGCCGTTCCCCGTTTGAAGGTCGTTCTGATCAACTGCGCCCTCGCCTCTGCCGCCTGGGGGCCTGCAAGAAGGGGATAAAAGAGCGAAATCTGAAATATGCCCTGCTCTCTATAAAAGCCGTCCCCAACGGTCGGATTGTCCGGGGTGGCGGGCATGACATAAGCCGCTTGGTATGCTGTCCCGGTGGTAGGGGTATAGCCGACATTTTCCCAGGCGGTCGCTAACGCCGGTGTCATGGCATTCAGCTTCGTTTCTAGGGCCGCTCTGACGGAGGTAATTGACATTACAGTTTATCTCCCACCTTTTTTTTGTGGTATGCAGTCCAGTCGCCCATTCTCACACCCCAGTACATCCCATATCGCGTGAAATAGCTCTTCCCGCGCACCTTCATTGCCTCAAGAAAAAGATCATCTGCCTCGGAACGTTTGACCACCGGGACAGAATCGGTCCGATACAGATAGTCATGCAGTACGGCCTCTCTGTGCGCCTTATCCCCAAAAAGAGCATAGAATAGGGGAACACGGGGAACGCTGGCGAAGTCGGTTTCAAATCCTTCAGGCACCTTGATTCTCCCCAACTTGTCGCTGTCATAGGTCAGGCGCGATTTTATAACCCAGACCGTATCGCTGCCCCTCTTTAATCGTGCATCAAGCTCTGTCAGGAATTTAGCCATTCTTCTTTTTCCTCTTTCTCTTCTGCCGCTTGGCCCGTTTCTCTTCTTCCTTCTGTCTAACCCTGCCTGTTTTCATCCTTCCATCCATTGCTGAATAAGTTGCTTTGCCCGGTTCGTTACCTGCGTGAACCACCGGCTGTCTTTCATCTCGTCTGCGGCCTTTTCATACTGCTTGATCGCTACGTTATGTCGGAGCTTCGCAAACCGGGAGAGTGACCCTTCTCCCAAGTTAAAGGCCATATCAATAAGAACGTCCCGGCGATTTTCTGAAAGTTCATCGAACCCCACAAAGAGCCTTCTTGCCACCGCTTCGGCAACATCGATATCATGGTCAAGCTGATCCTCTGCCATGTGGTGCATGATGAATCCATGCGCCTTGAGGTATTCCGCAGCGTAAGGGAGCATCGGGGAGGCATTGAGATTATGTCCGTAGCCAACTGTCAACTTCCCCGCAGGGCAAAGGTAGGGTTTCATTCTCAAACCCTCTTCCTGCTTTATGCGTTCTTTCAGGGTCATTTATTATTTATACCTCTGCTTCTGATCTTCCCGTATCTCTTTGAGTAATCCATTTTGTTCTGTAAGCGTCTTTGCAATGCTCTTTAACTCTGTCCTGAACTCCATCCTGTTAAGTGCAATTTCCTGCTTGTTGAAGAGAATGGCATCTTTATTAGCAATCGGAGCGCAAGTAACAAAGGTTGCCCATGCCAAGATCACACTAGAAAGAACGGTAATGATGATGCCCCAAGCAAGTTTAGAAGTCATTTTACATCTCCCGTTGATTATTTAAGTTCACCTGCTGCCCTACTCACCATGTCTTGAAACTCCACTTTCGTAAGAGCAACAACCCCATATGGAGCCTGATGCCAAGACCAGCCATCCTCAATAGCGGGGCCGTAGGGAAGGTTGTTTCCCCAATAGTAAACCTGCCCCGCCGCCTTCTGGGGAATCTTCGCCGTTTCTCTTGCAAAAGACCCCATAAAGTCCGTTCCCTCAACAATCCCGACCGGACATGAACCAATTCCAAGCTGCCAGTTCGATCTGAAGTGACCGCCCACATATCCAGGGGGCGGGGGGGATTGCCAGTACGAGGCATCACCTACAGGCGACCGATAATCCAGAGAGGTTCCCACGCCAAAAACGACTTCCCGCACCACCTTGTCAGCGTTCCCGTTGGCGTGCTGTACGAATTTTCTTATGTCGTCGGAAAATGACATTATGCCCCTCGTAAATTTATCTCGTATAATACCGCTGTGCCGGCGGGTGAAACTGTCTTGAGCGGTTCAACTATCGTGTAAACCTTCCCCGCTGCGTCTGTGACCTTATCTTCAAGAACCGGAGCCGTCAGAGCCGTTCCCGCCGTATTCAGGGGGGAAAGGAGCAGCTTCTTATCAGTTGCCAGGATTAAAGAGCCGTCGATCTGCCTTGAATCCCAATCCACTATTGCCCCGTACCCGTATTGCGTAGTGGTGGTGTTCGTGATCCCCGTACCCGGAACATAGGTTCCGGGGGTAACGTGCGTAAGGGTGACGGCCTGGCCCATTTCCTCAATGGCTTCCGCTGCGTCAAGGGCTGTATCTGAATAATCAAAGGCCATTTATGACCTCACCAATTCAACCGAGCATCCACCCCTGGATTTCAGGAAGAGGGCCAGCATTGCATCAATGAACTGATACCGCTTTTGCTGCGGGGAGTATTTGTCCCATTCTGTCTTGATCGGGCCGACTGTCACGGCAACCTTGCCTTGCTTCAGATCGGGAAGCAGGGTAGCGGAGGCCGCTTTCAAGGCCAGTTCAGCGCAGGCCCGCGCCACTTCTGTCGGCACCTCATCATATCCGACCGCCCAACTGTCACGGACAACGCCGGACCGGGGCCAGTCAAGGGCTTGATCTTCGGTGTATCTCACCCCTTCCCAACGGTCCCGGTAGGTTGCTGTCATGTAATCTGTGGCTTTCCGCAGGGCCGCTTCACGAACGGCTGTAGCTTCGCCCGTATCAAGAGCCGCCCAGGTCGTAATGCCCCGATTGGAAAAGTAGGTGTCTGCGTCGGCTACAGAGATATAGCTTTCCGCTGTTGAAAGTCCGGTCCCATCTTCGACTACTAAGCTCATACCCTCACCTTAATAATAAGCACTCCCTAAGTCAATCTGCCGCCAGTTTGCGTCTGCAATGGTGTTGGCCGCAATCGCATGATAGATATAAGACGCATCCGCGCAGGTTTCGTTTGCCACGCCCACGGTGCCGTTGACTCCGCCGCCGAGAGTCTTCGCATCAGCCGCCCAGCTTGCATGTGTCAGGGTTTCGT